AGCTCGCTACCCTCTGGCGAGGGTAAAGGTCCGCCGCAGTAAATTTTTACCGATGGTTTCGGAAGTTCTCCGTTACGGGTCTTGTGGCCGGGTCGGTTCCCGATGCAATATTACAACGTCTGGAGATGAAAAAAAGCCCGCTGAACGGACTGGAGCGGACCAGAGCGGACATCGGAAGCGAAGCTTTTCGGCAGGTTGTATATTGCCATCGAAACAAATATTCAGATAAAGAAACAGACGGTTGGACAAATATTTATCGGAATAATCACCCGGATATGCGGATGATTCGATGCAGAAACGGAGAAATATATAATTCAAGAAATAAATATCTAAACAAATCTGCATTCATACGGCTGTTTATCGAAGCAGGCAGCAAAAGAAATCCTTACTCACTTAAATAATTCTCAACACATTCGATTCATGGAATCTGCAAACATTTCAATCTGCAACCAGAAAGGCGGCGTCGGAAAACTCCCGTCACAGGTTATTTGCCGTCTATTGGCATAAGTGTTCCGGTCGTGGATTTGGGTAGCGTCCGCAGGGTAGCGTCCATGTCGCAGAAAGCCGCCTATTCCGACGGTAGCGACCAGCAGAACGCCGGGGATGGAAATATGCAAGGCTCGCCCTCGGGCGATTCGCATGGCCTTGCATATTTCCATCTCCGGCGTTTAATTCCCTGCCGGCGGAAATAAATGACTGGGATATGATATTCCGGGATCGCGCCGGATTACTGCGCGACCTTGAAGACGCTGTTGAGTTTCTCGCTCAATGCCGTCATATCCTGTCCGATCTTGTCGTTGGTGATTTTAGCGTAGATTTGGGTCGTGGTGATATGTTTATGCCCCAGCATCTTCGATACGGTTTCCAGCGGTACGCCCTGCGCAAGCGTAATCGTCGTAGCGAAGGTATGCCGAGCCATGTGAGTAATATTTAGAAATGCAGTAAAAAACAGAATGGTGAGAATAAAACGTAAATCGTTTATAATTAAGCATTTTGCGGGAATTGCAAAATAGCCTGACCTGCAAAAGGAAATAAAATATTGCAGCGTTTCAGTTACCAGACTGTTAGCCGCCTGTTTCGGAAACAACGACAGGTAACCGGATTTTTACCGGTAGAGACAGAACGGATTTGTATTCACTGTTTCTCAATGTTTTGCATGTCGAAGAACGCTTTTCAAAGGAGTATTTTTACAACCTAAAAAAGAAGCGTATGAAAGTGGAAAAATTCAAGGTGCTGTTCTACCTGAAAAAGAGCGAGCCGGACAAGACCGGCAAGGCCCCGGTCATGGGCCGTATCACCCTCAACCGTACGATGGCGCAGTTCAGCTGCAAGCTCTCCTGTACCCCTGAGCTATGGAACGCGCGTGAAAGCCGGCTGAACGGCAAGAGCCGGGAAGCGGTAGAGACCAACGAAAAAATAGAGAGGCTGCTGCTTGCCGTACACTCTGCCTTCGACTCCCTCATGGAAAGGAAAAAGGATTTCGATGCCGCCGCAGTCCGGGACCTGTTCCAGGGAAATGCCGGCATGCAGATGACCCTGCTCAAACTTCTCGACCGGCACAATGAAGAGATGAAAGTCCGTGTCGGTGTGGACCGCGCGCCGACAACAATGTCGACCTACGTGTACACCCGGCGTACCCTTGCCGAATTCATCAAAACGGAGTTCAAGGTCTCGGACCTTGCCTTCGGACAGCTCAACGAGCAGTTCATCCGTGACTACCAGGACTTCTGCCTGGAAAAGAAGAGACTGGCGATGGAGACGGTGCGCCATTACCTGGCCATCCTGAAAAAGATCTGCCGCATCGCCTACAAGGAGGGCCATTCCGAGAAATACCATTTCTGCCACTTCAAGCTGCCCAAGCAGAAGGAAAGTACGCCGAAGGCATTGAGCCGTGAGAATTTCGAGAAGCTGCGTGATCTGGAAATTCTGGAAAAACGCAGGTCACATATTATCACCAAAGACCTCTTCCTCTTCGCCTGCTATACAGGGACTGCCTACGCGGATGCGGTAAGCATCACCCGGGAGAACCTCTTCACCGATGACGGGGGCAGCCTCTGGCTGAAATACCGGAGAAAGAAGACCAACTACCTTGGACGTGTCAAGCTGCTGCCGGAAGCCGTCGCACTGATTGAGAAATACCGGGACGATACCCGCGAGACTCTTTTCCCGCCACAGGACTACCATACCCTCAGAGGAAATATGAAAGCCCTGCGTCTGATGGCGGGACTCAGCCAGGACCTTGTCTACCACATGGGGAGGCACTCTTTCGCCTCGCTGGTCACGCTCGAGGAGGGAGTACCGATCGAGACCATCTGCAAAATGCTGGGACACTCCAACATCAAGACCACACAAATTTACGCCCGTGTCAGCCCGAAGCGGCTGTTCGAGGATATGGACAGGTTCATCGAGGCAACCCGTGATTTGAAACTCATCCTTTAACCCTAAAAATATCATTACCATGCGCAGTACATTCAAGCTCTTATTCTACATCAACCGTAACAAGGTGAAATCGGACGGCACGACCGCCGTCCTCTGCCGGATCAGCATTGACGGCAAGAAGTCAGCCGTTGCCACCGGCATCTATTGCAGGTCGGAGGACTGGGACAGCAAGAAGTGTGAGATCAGAACAGTCAGGGAGAACAACCGCCTCGCCGGTTTCCGTGACCAGCTGGAAAAGGCATACGACAATCTGCTGAGGCATCAGGGAGTGGTCACAGCCGAACTACTCAAGGCCACCGTGTCAGGTGCCAATTCCGTGCCGGAATACCTCCTACAGGCCGGAGAGGTGGAACGCGAGCGTCTCAGGGTCCGCTCCAAAGAGATCAACTCCACCTCGACCTACCGCCAGTCAAAGACCACGCAGCTCAACCTCAGGCAGTTCATCGAATCCCGCGGGATGAAGGACATCGCCTTTTCGGACATCACCGAGGAGTTCGCCGAATCGTTCAAGGTTTTTCTTAAAAAGGAATTGGGACACAAACCGGGACATGTGAACCATTGTCTGTGCTGGCTCAACCGGCTTATTTATATAGCAGTGGACCGGGAGATATTGAGAGCCAATCCGATAGAGGATGTGGCATATGAAAAGAAAGAACCGTTAAAGCTAAGGCACATTAGCCGGGGTGAGTTGAAGCGGATGATGGAAACCCCGCTGCCCGACCCGATGATGGAGCTTGCACGCAGGACGTTCATCTTCTCCTCGCTGACCGGTCTGGCCTATGCGGACACGAGAGCACTCCATCCCCGTCATATCGGAAATACCTCGGAAGGAAGAAAATATATCCGCGTCTGCCGTGCCAAGACGGACGTGGAGGCGTTCATCCCGCTGCATCCCATAGCCGAACAGATACTGGAACTTTACAACACCACGGATGACGACAGGCCGGTATTCCCGCTGCCGGTCCGCGACGTCCTCTGGTACGAGGTACATGGAATGGGCGTGGCATTGGGCATGAAGGAGAACCTGTCCTACCACATGGCACGGCATTCGTTCGGAACCCTGATACTGTCCTCCGGCATCCCGATAGAGAGCATCGCCAAGATGATGGGCCATACGAACATCAACAGTACGCAGGTCTATGCACAGGTTACTGACCAGAAGATATCCGGTGACATGGACCGGCTGATGAAAAGAAGACAGAAAGGGGATACGGTCCTCCTGACGGAAATGTCCTAATAATGAAATGCCGGCCGGAACCGATGTTCTCAATGGTTCCGGCCGGCATTCTTAAATATTGAACGCCCCCGATTATATCAGGGCCTCATGATAATTATCCTCCAGGAGTTTCTCAATGTCGGATACCTTATACAAAATTTTTCCGCCCAGCCGGATATAAGAAATACGCCCCTGGTCCCGATAATCCTGCAGGCATCTGCGGCTGATTTTTAACAGGTCCGACAACTCCTTGTCAGAGAGAAAACGCTCACCGTTAAACAGGGGGCGGTTATCCTCCGCAAGCCTTTCCAACTTCGTCTGAATGTTATCCAGCAGGCCAAAGAACCGGCGGACACTGCCCGTCTCTTTGCTAATAATCCCTTCCATGTCGCTTCCAATTAATACTGTCATTCTTTCTTTTTTCTCTCACCGCCTTTTCCTTGCGTTTCATGGCGGCATAGACCATCAGCTTTTCCACGTCCTCCGGCCGGTAGTAGATTTTCCGTTGGATTTGGGTGAATGCCAGCCGTCCGGTATCCCGGAGAGTCTGAAGGGTACGTGGAGAGATGTCAAGGCGCAGGCAGACATCCTGGTTGTCCATTCATTCCCCCGGTTTCTTTTCCCTGTTCTTTTCATACAAGCGGTCCGCCTGCGCGGACAGGCTATCAGCCCGCGCCAGCATCTCCTCAAAGATTCCGGCTTCAATGTAATATACTTCCATTTTCTTTCCATTTAAAATAGCTTCCTGTCAGAAACTCAAATTATTGAAATACAGTTCAAAATACTTTCCAAAGGCACTTCCGGATGGGTGTCGTGGTTTCCGACTCCCCCTCCAGAGCCGTTTTAAGGAGGATTTCCCGTCATATTACGGCTGGAACAGTTTGTAATCCCGTCCTGTGATCTTCCTTATCACGTCGGCGTTTTCCTTGATATGTTCAACCAGTATGCGGCTTATAACACCGGAAACAGTGAAATCCTTACGTCTGACCGCCCAGACAATGTCTGAGATACATTCGTACACCTGTGCGTCAATATGCAGGGGCTTGCGCCGGTTGGATGAAAAGTTGTTCAGGAGGGCTTCAATATATTTTTTTACCTCTTCCTCCGTTACCGTCTTTTTACTCTCCGGCCGGGATGAAGATTCCTTGTGGGGCGCCACCTCTTCCAGATCCCCGGAAATGCAGCTCAAATATGAGCCTTTAGCGGCAACTATATCCAGTATCTCCTTCTCGTTGATATGATACGGATTTGTTTTTTTCCTTTCAATGCTGTCCATAACTATGATTTATACATTAATTCCATGTGACAATTGGGCGTTTTGTAAGGCGGACGTTCCCGATGGCGGATTATCGTCCTACGCCGCAAAGAAAAAAAGAATAAACGTGTGAGAGAATACCTTGTCAGTTATAGTCATATATAGACATGAATAGTCAATGCCGGCAAAAGACATGACAAATGGCAGTCCGGCGGGAAGTCAGGATTCTCTCCGATGTTGCCGGGATTGTGACATGTCAAGCCACGAGATATTGACAGCTTACATTATAATGACACACCAGGCTACGGATATTGTGACGGCTTATGTTGTTGGAATAGTGATATGTCAAGCTATGAAGATAGCAGGAACTCATGTTGGTAAGATAGCGGTATACGAGTAGACAGCAGAATGGGAACACTACGGCGATGAAAAGAAAAATCCCTACCGATCCATGTGAGACCGGCAGGGAGCGTAACATTTAAAGGAGCGGGCTTCTCAGCCCGTGATGTAACCGTACTTTTTCAGGTCGTCCATGAAATGCTCCGGCGTGTCAGTCCTCACCGTCACCCCGTGCAGTTCCCTGTACCGCCCGGAGAAATTCACCATGTACTCCCCGTCGGTGCACCCGCTGTCAAACCAACTGCCCTCACGTAGGACGCGTACAAACTCGGAAGGGTCGGAGGCGGCAATCCTGCCGCCATCCGCCAAAATATACATATGCCTGTTCATGCCGATAATTTTTTAGTTCTCAGTTTATAATATAGTTTCTGTTCATCGTCCAGGAAGGGGATGTCCTGGAGCGCGGTGGCCGCAGGCACCTGCCCCCCTTGTGGCAAAGGTAACCAATTTGTGGAGAAACAGCACCCAATTTTGTATTTTTATGAAGTTGGTCGTTCCCGAATGCTGGCGGAACTCGACCGTCGGTGCAGGGCGTTCACTACAAAACCGTAATTGCCGTTGGTCACCATCCTTGCGATTTCCGCACGGGGAATCCCTAAAAGATACAGTTGCCGGATCTTGCTCGTTTTTGTTGTTTCTTGTGCTAAAATGCTTCTAACTTGCTCGTTCACAACTTGTTACCTCCTTTATTTTTTACTCTACTAAGGTAATGCTTTTATAGGAGAAGTCGTAATTGTAATATCCTTATTATCATATCATTAGCTTACTTTATCTTAGGCTAAAAGTCCTTATTTGGGGTATCCGAATCTTATCCGCTGCAAGTCCCGGATGACAAAAGACGGCAATATATCGGAATAGTCAGATAACGATATATCATGATATGGCTGACCGCATAAGATGTGACATCAAAATAGGAATAGACGGGAATATGTTGATAGCGGTATAACGGGTTAGCCGGATAGTGATATATCATGATATGGCGAACCACATAGGGTGTGACATCGAAATAGAGATAACTAAAGCTATGCCGATAGTGGTATAGCGGACTAAAGAATACAGAAGACATTCCCGAAAATCGGTGAATTATGCTGTCAATCAATGATATTTCAATTTCCGATTCTTTTTTATATGGCTATATGGTTATAGCAGTATAGCGGGAAGACGCACGTTCTGTGGGGAAATATTCACCTTCAGAAGACCGGAAATGCAGAAAAACCGGCGGAAACCGTATGCGTTTTTCCCCTGACAAAAGGCTTTATAGCACTATATGGATATAGCGTAATATTCAAAACGTTGTCCCCATTAGGGGACAGCAAGTTGTGTTTTCGTTTAACGAAAACAGGACGGTTTAACGGAGAATACACCGATAAACCG